CTGGGTTTCATACTCGGCAAATCCATCTTTCACCGGATCAATCGTAATGGCATCAGTAAGCTGTTTACCAGCGGATATCGCGGCATTGGTAATATTCTGCAGTGCGGTGATACCCATTACCTGTAGGGCAGAAAATTTCATCTGAACAGTTTGAATACCGCTACTCATACCGGAGAAATCGACTCTCTTAGCAGTCTGCCCTATTTCCTCAAGACCTTTGGAGGCTCCTGGAAAATGAAGTTTTGCTTTAAGCTTATCGAGGGTTGACATTGTGGTTCGAGTATTTGCCTCGAAGTCCTTATTGTCAAACCGCATTTCGACGACTTTGCTATCTATAGTTTCACTCATTTCTTAGTAACCTCCTTCCATGCGCTTTCAGCAATTTGGTCAAAAATAGGCTGGATAGCGGGATTGATGTAATCTCTTCCTTCTACCCAGCCTCCGGTGCCAGTCGCATGTCCATACTGCAAAATAATAGCGATTGGAACTCCTTTGTTAACATTGGTGTTATGAAATTCTATGGATACAGATCCATTTTGACGTTTTATCACGTATGTCCATGAAGCGGCAGTCTTACCGGTATCAGTCGGCGTTGCAGACGAAAGGGCGGCTACGCCAGCTCGCCCATACTTATCCAGGTCGCCAATTTTAGCCGCTTCCTTAACTCTTTCGAGATATCTCGAGAGTTTTGAGAAATCTCCCTTTTGTCTGAATTCGATCATGTATTACCTCATTAAATCGCGATAAGATCTTTCCATGTATTTGTACCGCAAATGCCATCTACAGTGAGCCCTCTGGACTTCTGGTACTGTTTGATAGCATAAACAGTGTTTGCGCCTGCCTTTCTGTCAAGGCTAAGTTCTTGTCCATCTTTTCCTTTAAAACCTCTGGCTCTGAAGATTTCCTGTGCTAAAAGAACGGAAGTTCCTTCGCTACCGAGTTTTACAACTTCTGGATTAAACATGTAACCGCTCCTTTCAGATTTCACTGACGTGTCCGTCTTTGTCGGCGGGACGTACGATATAGTATTGTCTGTGTATTTCGGAGTAACAAAACCTCGGATATATCGACCATTGATGGGAAGCTTGCGTCTATGGACTGAATCCTTGTAGTTGCCTTCCATTACGATGAAATAACCCTGAGATTTATTCACCTCGATGATGATTCCGATATGATCGGCATAACCGGTACAGTCACCAACTCCGTTATCGTTCCAGTCGTATAAAACGGCGTCGCCGATGTTTGCTACATAACCGTCTGCTTCTACCCAACAACCCATTTTCTTTGCCCGGTTAATGAGCTCTTCGCATCCGATTTCAATCGGCATAATGTCTGTATAGCCGAGCTTAATCGCTGTTGCTGACCACGTACAAGCACACCAAGCCCATCCATACTGCATCTTTACACCGCGCGGAAATGAACCGGTATATGAATTGTAAATATCCACGATTTTCTTATAAGAACCATCGGCTTCGTTCAGACCTTCCCAAGAACAAATGAGATCTACTACTGCCTGTCGTGAACGAACTTTGACAGAGCCTGTGGACTCACCATACCAGTGATTCATGTCCACATCCCCGCTAATTCCAGCTACTCGACCGGAGCTTGTAAACTGCTGGATAATGCAAGCGAAATCTGGGCCGCCCTCATAATCTGCGAGCCAAACCGGATACTTTGAGAGTAAGCTCTTCGAATACCAGTCCTTATAATAATCAATGTTGGTGTAAATACCTGTTTTGTATCCCTGAGATTTCACATAGCTACAGAAAATCTCGGTGAACCTATTACATTCTGCCTTCCCTAAAGTGACTCCAGCTTTCTTGGCTTTATTGACAGTGTCATACTCGAAGTCAGCAAAAATATAGATGTCTTTTCCGAGACCTGCTTTTTTGACCTGAGAAATACAAAACTGAGCTTCAGCCAACGCCTGTGTTTCACTAAGCGCATAGATGAAATGATAAACCCCCTTAATAGGAAGTTTCGCAGATTTACATTTTTTCGCGTATTCGAAAAATCGAGTATCAGTTGTCTTGCGATAGCTTGATCGTAAGATGGCGAAATCGATTCCTGCTTTTTTGACTTGCGCGAAATTGATCGATCCCTGATGATAACTAATATCAATTCCTTTTTTCATTCGATCACCCCTTTGAATGATGTTTTGCTCGACGAGCTTTATTCAGTGCTTCATTACGTCTTGTAATATCAGCTGCACTCATTTTTTTACCTGGTGAATTTTTAACATTGCAAACTCTGATTAAAGTCAATAAGCTGTTTATATGCCACTTTTCAAACTCCACTGGAATGCCTTGTGAAATCATCCAATAATAAATCAGCTCTGCTGTTATGCCCTCGCGGCTTCCTCGTTTTGATGGATCATTACGAAAAGTGGTAGCTGTCATCGGGTCGTCTATATAAGCTGATATCTGATCAATCAGAGTTTGACTTTTAGAAATGCGATCATACACCTCGGACGGAACATTCTTAGTGATAGTCATGCATTTGATGTAATCTATGATTTCGGGTAACGTTTTGTCTCTCTTACTGAAGAATGGTTTATGCCATTTACGTTCCCATTTTGACAGAGAGACAAGAGAATGTTCTAATTGTAAATGCCATTCTTTGAAAGCTGACGAGAATACGAATTCTTCTTTTTCATCATCCCACACTTCTTGTGCCGGAACGGTTATCTCAAGCATCTCTTATCCCTCCATAGTTTTCTTCTTTGTTACGCCTCCGGAAACTGGCCTGCTACGATTTTGTCAGCCTCGACTTTGGCCTGCTCTCTGACATCCGCAGGTAATAAACCGTTAACAAACTCTGCGGCGGCTTTTGCGTCCGTTGCCAACTCCATAAACAGAACTGAATACGCCTCAGTCTCAGCGAAAGCTCTGGAGATCTCCGGACTCTTCATAAATCTCCGACCGTCTGCGCTCTTTTCGCCGTATGCTTTGAGAACCAGATCTTTGAAATACCTGATGATCTCAGGCTCATTATTTGCTGCTACAATTCTTTTGATGGTAGCATCCAGACCACCGGCTGTACTCAGCTGCATTTCGATGATCTCGGCTTTGCTGAAGTGGAAATGAAAGTCTTCGGTCCTCTTTACTCCGTTGTAGTCTTCATATGTAATGGTTTTCTTAAACATATTCTTTCTCCTTTCACATTAAAAAAAGAGGCCCTGTATGTTGGGCCTCTAAAACGATTTCATTTTACTCTGTTACTGCAGTAATGATAGTTTTTACTTCATCCGGTAACGGAAGACGTGCTTCAGTGTCTGCGTCACCATACAGAACTTTCTCAATGGCAGCCATCTTCTTTTCGCTAAGTTTGGTGGAATCGAACACCAGAGTTGCTGTAGGCTTAAATCCAGCTACTGATACAGGTGTTGTAGAAATTTCCCAAGACATAGTCGCTGCTTCCGGACTGTCGTTAACCGACTGATAGTCAGCTGCAGATGGCGCAGCTAAGCAACCGTATACAACATGAATCTTATAACCATGAGAATTGTTTTCAGTATCATTGCCGATGATTGTCTGATAAGAGAAACCAAACGGAACGTGATCCTGCTGACCAAGAGATACTCCTTCGACAAGCTCCTCTGCGCCAATGCACGGTTTAAATTCATCGGGATATGTATACGCTTCGATAGTGGCTTTAAACTCTTCTGCGGACAGAATATTGAGATACTTAATGTTGTCAGCATACATAGGGTTTGCCTCAGCGCCTTCCGGAGCCTCATTTACTGCTGTAAGTCCGCTCCAGGCAACACCTTTCGGATATGTGCCATTAGACTGCGGATATAAAACGCCCTTGCTAACACCGGTTTCGTAAAGTCTTTTACCGACTTCATCCCATACAAGTTTGGACATTTCTTCTTCCTCCTTAGAAATATAGTGTTAATACATCGTGGTAGAGATTCTCGGATTTATATGACGTATCATAAGCACAATATGGAATCATCAACAATTTAGAGATAACTTGATTATCAGGTTTCTTATCGATCACTACCACGCTGTATTTTTTGGTAAGTAAGTAAGCTGTGTTATCAGCTTTGTCTTTTTTTATACTTGTCATAGAATACTTAATCGCTGGGTATTCCATTTTGACTGATTCAGGTGGTTGGAAATAAACATGCCTGGAACCAAGCAGTTCTTCCAACTTATTCTGTAGCTCCAGGCGAGTTCCCATTCCAAATACCTCCTATAGATAAGATCATCCTGGGATACTGGAGTTCAACATCTGTTACTTTCCATTTCGTTCCCAGTATATCGACATATGCTATATAAGAATGATTCTCGAAAGCAAATGGATCAGCCAAGATGCTCAGGACATTCGCAAGATTGAGATTATCATTGATCTCACCTGAGCTCTGACGTTTCCAGCGATTGCTCGTCATGTCGCCATAATACTCATGCTCTTCAACAGGGTTATCCCATACACCAGGCTCAATCTCCCTTACTGGAAGAGCGAATCCTATCTTGCCGAACCATTTACTCATATCGAATCACTCCTTGATCATTTGTCAGATTTAACTGTCGCAAGTTTGGCTGTTGTGGCTGTAGCAGAATCTGTCGTCACATATGTAACAGTCGCCACATTTCCGGCAACAGCACAGCTGACCGGTTTATATAATGTACCGGCAACATCGATCATAAGCCCTTTGATATACGCATCCTGCAGCTCAGCGCAAGTCACTTTGTTCTTACAAGCAGAATCGTAATATGCATAGGCATCGTTTGCTTTTCCGTAGACTTTTCTCACTGCGACATTTACATCGTCAGCGACTGGACGAATTTTTTCGATCATGGCTTATCCTCCTTATGCGATTTAGGCTACCGGCTCCTCAAGAGCGATAGCGGAATATACCTGAGTGAGCGCACCGGAGAGTCTTGTCTCCAGCATGTATTTGTAGCGGTTGAAGTCCATGTCGAAATCTTCGAACTTGGTAACTTCACCACCTCTGGTGGAACCGAACTGATAGTCTGCCAGGTTTACAAACAGACCAAGCAGTTTCTTCTTACCACTGTTGGATGTTCTCTCCAGACCCTCAAACTGTTCAACAGTCTGGATAGACGCCACATTGAGTGCTGCAGCAAGATCTGCTTTGGAATCGTAAATACGACGACCGTTAAGGTCTCTTGCCAGAAGCATTACGTTCAGCAGGTGCGGTGTACAGTACAGATCTGGCGTACCTGTGCCTTTGAATTTTTCTCTGGAATACAGTGCAGCTTCGATCATAGCCTCTGCCTTGATGTAGTTCTCGCTGAAGTTTGCTCCAGTATTGGTACCCTGCAGTTTGGCTTTTGCTGCTTCGAAGTCAACGTCCTGATGGATGCAGTACAGCTCATCGTCATGCCAGATGGAACGAATATGATCTTCATGGATTTTGTCTGGATCGCCATCTTCACGGCCATCACCGACAAGCGCTGCCATAGCCAGCTCTTCATTCAGAACGTGTCTCATCATCTTCCACTGATAAGCAACCACATCGAAATCTGTAATATCCACTACATCATCTCGGTGCATCTGATCTTTGATGTACACTGTCTGAGGATCAGTGGTACGGCTGAGAAGTTTGATCTTAGCCATGTCCTCTTTGTAATTACCTTTCTTCTGGTATCCTTTAGCTTTCAGATCTGCAATACGAGCATCAGCCTGGCGAGTACGGATTCTGCTGTACGGAGATTTATGGATTTTAGACATTACAGAATCAATCCATGTCTGATCTCTTTCGAGCGTATCCGGCTCACCTTTCTTCAGCAGTTCGTATTCCGGGAACAGAGCTTCCACTTCATCATCGAATACACCATGAGCAAGTGTGTCAGAGTTTTCCTCTGCGAAAATCTCCATTGCCTGTTTCAATGTTCCGACATTGCTCTGCTTAGCCATAGAGATGATTCTCTGCTCATCGGAATGACTCAGTACAGTGCCCTGGTCTGTATCTTTATTGTCAAATACATTATGTTTCACTACTTTTCCTCCTTCTTCTTCATCATCGTCATCGGCATCGTCATCGGAGTCGTCTACTTCGTTTTTTTTGAGAGCATGACCTACCATTGCGTACATAACTGTTTTCTGTTCTTCAGTCATGGAATCGATTATGTCTTCAACGGTTTTTTTTCCAGTTTTCGCTCCCTCATTTTTCTTTTCTTCTGCCACTTTTGAATCTCCTTTCTGGTTGTTTTCAGCATCAGCGGAATGATAGAGCATAATGTTTTCATCCCAGGATGCTTCAAGCTCTTCTTCGCCGTCTGCGCTATGTGCCATAATAAAATCCACGTAGGCACCAGGATTAGCTCCAGCCAATACGAGACTGAGTTCTCTGATGTTTCCGTGGATTACATCTTTACCGATATGTTTTAACTGATTTGCCCAAATAGACAGTGATCGTACATCGCCATTCTGGACAAGTTTCTTCGCGGTCTGCCCCTGTTCGGTATCGTTGAACACTCCGTAGGCATATACGCCATCTTCACGATTTTCAAGAACAGCATGTCCAAGTACCGCATTTGGATCATTGTGTTCATGATTCCAGACAAGCGGGACTTCGCAGCCGTCGTTCTCTTTAAACGCATCTTTTCGAATCGTTCGCCCATCGCCACAGAGCAGATCGTTCCTAGTGGCATAACCACTGAAATCGCATTTAACCATTTTGACTGTATCCTCCTTCTTCATATGCTTCGGTAGCGCTAGAAGTCTGAGACATGTCCTGCTTAGCTTGACTGATGTTGCTGTTGACTAACTTATCTGCCTTCGGATCTTTAGATGGTTGCATACCAACGATCTGACGGATCTCATTGGAGGTCATGATTTCGTTACGTGTAAACTTATCAGCGATTTCTGCGATATCATTGACTGGAACCAGTCGGAATGGATCTCTGAAATAGACAATAGACTGTAACTGCGACCGAGCGGTCTTTGTGAGAAATTTTCGTTTTAATTCATCAACAATGGCCGAAATTATTGGCTCGACTGTGCGATTCATATAATTCAGCATTGTTTTTTCATCAGCCGTACCATCGAGCACTGACTGGGTAATGCCAAGCTGGCTATAAACCATGTTGGTAAGGTATTCAACCTGTTTGAGCAGATTGTTTTCCAATGAACGATTCAACTGGGTGATTTTCTCTGTTCCATCCGTATATGCAATGCCATACTGAGAACCAGCCAACTGATCGATAATATCTTTTCGCCTTCGCTCAACCTGCGCACGTCGGGCCTCCGTCTTTATTACATACGGAAGCTGTATAATCAAATCCAGTTTTCCGGATGCCGTTTGTTCATCTGTCACATCCAATAAACTGAGTTTTCTTATAAGACGCTGCATGGTTGAGTTGTATTCGTTGACCACTGCATATAGCGGATTTTCGATAATGGCCACCTGGTTTTTAGGGAGTAAAATCTCTTCTTTTTCGCCGGTTCGGTCATTGTACAAACGAACCCTTACCATATCTGGATACCATTCCGTAATCTTTCCGGTTCGCATGGAATCAATCTGGTACGAATTCGAACTTTTCGGGTCGATGGTGGTTTCGACCGGAACCAAAGCTACGCAACCCTCATCGAGCATCGATAATACTACATCCTGAATGAAAGCCCGGCCTGTCTGATCTTTGTTTGCCTCTAAATTAAGGCAATTATTCAAACCGGAATCAATATCTTCTACATAGCGTCCGTTCTTATCCAATCGACAATGTTTGATATTAACGGATGATACATCAAGAGCAATTCTGTTAAATATGGACGTTGCTATTGATTTCTCATTTCCTCTACTAAGCCGTGGCCTATCAGGACGTAAGGAATATCCCGGACCAGTGATTATATACTGGGTTGGGTCACGACTTGTGAATGCGTTCCAGGCATGAGCAAGCCTAGTGCTTAAATTTAATGACATAAAATCTCCTTGTAATTAAGAAAACGAATCTATCGCATGGTCTATAAGATAATTCCTACCGATAGCACCAGCCGTAGCAACTGCATTAATTCGTCGTTGTTCATATTTCGCCTCCATATTACTCAAGTTCAATGCCTTCTACTTCGGCTCTTACCTGCAAACAACGGATATATTCTCCCATATACCGTTTCTGCTCCAGCAAAAGTGCTTTGGCACATGTCGGTGTGAAGTTAAGAGTTCCTGCATCCCACTTAACAAGCATCTTATGTAATTTGTCATACCGGATCTTCACCTGAAGATACTCGGCTTTAAATCGTTCTTTATAATCAGAACTGTTCATGAGTTCGATTGTGTCTTTCAATTCCATGTCAATC